CGAGAAATCACCTTTTGGTAGTTATATTTTTTAAAAATTCTGAACTGAATGATTTAATGAATAAAAAGCCAGAAAATATTCAAGAAGTCTATGATGAGATTATCGCTGAAAAGCTGGAATTTGAGAAGAAATTGATTATCCAAGAACTCAGAAAATACGGAATATTCACGGTTTATACGCTTCCAGAAAATCTAAATATAGAAGTGATAAACAAATATCTGGAAATCAAAGCAAGAGGAATTTTATAACAAAAAAAGGTCAGTCGCATTAGCAACTGACTTTTTTAATTAAAAATAATATGAGAAAAATTCATTAACAATGTTTAAACATTAAATCTAAAATGCATAATGTCTCCATCTTGCACGATGTATTCTTTACCCTCTACGGAGAGTTTTCCTGCTTCTTTTACTTTTAGTTCAGAGCCATAATGTATGAAATCTTCATATTTCATCACTTCTGCACGGATAAATCCTTTTTCGAAATCCGAGTGAATCACTCCAGCCGCCTGTGGTGCAGTCCAGCCGATGCCGATAGTCCATGCTCGGACTTCTTTCACACCAGCAGTGAAGTAGGTCTGAAGTTTTAGCAAATGATAAGCTTGACGGATAAGACGATTGACACCTGGCTCTTTCAGTCCTAGTTCTTCCAAGAAAATTTGGCGTTCTTCGTAGGTTTCCAGCTCGTTGATATCAGCTTCTATCTGTGCTGCAATTACCAGAGTATCAGAACCTTCTTTGGCTGCCATTTCTTCTATTTTAGCAATCCAAGGATTTCCGTTTCGGATAGAGTCCTCATCTACATTACACACATAGAGAACAGGTTTTTTAGTCAAAAGATGAATTTCATCGATGATTGATTTAGCAAAGTCATCCGCTGGGAATTCTCTTGCATTTTTTCCGCTTTCTATGAACTCGTTTAGTTTTACGAGAGTTTCATAAGTCTGGACATCTTCTTTTTTACCTGATTTTATTTGTTTTTTAGCTTTTTCTATAGCCTTTCCAAGGACTTCTAAGTCCTTGAGCTGCAGTTCTATATCTATGATTTCTTTGTCTCTCAGTGGGTCTACAGAACCTTCCACATGGACGATGTTTCCGTTTTCAAAACATCTAAGCATATGGATGATAGCATCACACTCACGGATGTTTGCAAGAAACTGATTTCCAAGACCTTCTCCCTTGCTCGCTCCTTTTACCAGCCCTGCGATGTCTACAATCTCTACTACGGTAGGAAGGACACGCTCTGGTTTTACTATTTTCTCTAATTCGAATAGTCTAGGGTCTGGCACAGAAACCGTTCCTACATTGGGTTCTATGGTACAGAAAGGATAGTTTGCTGACTGTGCTTTAGCGTTACTCAAACAATTAAAAAGGGTAGATTTTCCTACATTGGGCAAGCCCACAATTCCACATTTCATAAATTTATATTTTATTCAAAAGGCAGATATGCCTTGTTTTTACCATCTGCAAAGATAAAAAATATTATCGATTATTTAGACAATAGCATTTTATAAAATGAATCCAAGCTGATTTAATATTTTCATATATTTGTTACAAGTTATATAAATTAGNTGATAATAGCTTGTGAGTATCATAGCCGACATATCATCGGGATGTTTAACGCCTTGGTCTAAAAAGAAGGTAACAAGTTCAGGATTTCCATTGCGAATCCACTCATTCCGAATGCCCATTCCTATCGTGAAATGACTTTCCATAAAGAATTCATCTTCTGTAAGCGTTTTTATGTAATCTTTATCCTCCTTTTTGAGGTTTTTATCCAGCATTTATAATCGGCAAAAATAGTAGTAAATAAAAAAGGCGGATAAAATGGATTTTTGAGATTAAAAAAATAGGTTTTTATATTCTTTACATCTGACAACTATTTGTTATTATTCTATACATTTTTTACTTTTGAAGTATGGAATTATCAGCAAATAAGAAAGGTAAAAGAAAAAACATGTTACTTCGTTATAAGAGTATAATGGAGGAGTTTAACAAATATTATCACTACGATATTCCTATAACTGTTATACATAGAAAATACATATATCCTAAGTTTTTTATTTCCCGAGATACTTTGTATAGGATTTTTAATACTCAAATAGATGAGGAATTAGAAGAATTAGGACACAATTGCTAATAGGTTTTAATTTCATTGTAAAGCCCCATTAAAATTACTTTAATGGGGCTTTAAATTGGTTTTAAACTTTCTTTAAACCTTTGCGGAAACGATAGCTCCTATACCTTTATTTCGGATTGGTAGAGCAATGAAACGCTTGTCAAAGCCTATTACCGTTCCTCTCAGTTCTGGGTCATTCATTCGTTCATACATTTTAAAACTTCCGTCTGCTTTCATTACTTCATCAGCTGAGAAAGCAAAAGAGCAAAATGTATCTGTGCCTGCTTTTACCTTTCCAAAAGGCTCTTTTTGTAGTGTAGTAGCATTATAGATAGGATTTTTTGTAAACTCTAAAATATTAAACCCTGCAAAGCGTTTAGGCTGACCATTCACAAAGTCTGTAATATCCTTGAAGCTCTTTAAATCGGTTAAAATTAAATCCTCTGTATGGCGTGGGTCTAATACTAAAAATCTTCTATCGGCTGGAATATCCAGTATATCAAACTTTCTTTTAAGTTTTAAAATATCCTCTACTCTTAACCTTTTGTGTCCCTCTCCGTTGTTGTCTCCTGTGGTTGCAATTACTGGCGTAAAATCGCTGTCACTATCGGGAGCAAAAGCGTGAGCCGCTTTGGTTGCTGTTTTTGTCTGTAACGCCATTTTGTGACCGTAAATTACACTATCCATTTTATCATAAGATAATTCAATAGCTTCGGGGTTTCTTACGAGAGTATTTTCTGTCTCGAACAAATCCAATTCAAAAGATAGTGCTGTATCATCTCTTTGAGAGACACTTATAGGATAAGTTCTATTATTTATCAATACTTTGGGGTCAAAGCCCGTTTCTGCCATATTGATAATATCATAATCTACGAACTGCGAAAAGTCCTTTGCATAACTCAAAAAAGAGACTGCTGGATAAAAATTTTTCTGAATTTGGTCTGTCCAAATTTGCTTGTTTAATGTACTCATTTTAATAAAATTTATTTAGTTATTATTTAGTTAAATCCTGGTGTATTTTGGTTTTTATAGGTTTCATCTACGAGCCTTTGGTATAGTTGCGGGTCTTTTTCCAGCTCATCAGGTGCAAACTTTCGATATTCTTCTAATCCCCAATCTGTTTTACTTTTTCCGCTCTTATTTGCCGCCTCTCGTCTTGCATCTTCTATCTCTTTAATTGGGCTGAATGTTTTTATTGGATAAGTTCCAAAAACAGCTGTAATAAGGTTCTTTTTTGCTTCATAATAGTTTTCTGCAAAAGCTTGTTTTTGTAAATTCCTCAAATGCTCAGGTATTGCTTTGCGCTTTACTGCAATATCTATTAAAGCCTCTGTTTCTATCTCTCTATCTTCATCTACTTTCTCCTTAAACTCTAAAAGATTTATAAATTTATTTCTTAAAGAAATTACATTTAAAACTATGTTTTTAAAACTTTTATCATCTTTTAAAAATAATATTTCTGAAAGATTTTCTTGAGCTAAAATCTGGTCAAAATAGAGAGTTGTTATTTCTGTTGTATCATAGAGTTTTAAGGCATTGGGATTGCTTCCCATGTCTACAATAGAGATTTCAAAAAGCCTGCATTTTTCTAAAACTCCATTTTTTAAATCCTCCTTTTGGTAGGTAATACCAATACTTGCGCCTCTTAAAAAGCCTTTTTCTACTTGTCTTGCTACTTCCCCTCCTTTCTCGCTTTCTGTGTCAAAAACAGCATCAGCGTAAAGTTTGCCGTCTTCCTTTCTGATGTTCTGCCACATTCCTATAATGGTAGGTCGCTCGTGCATATAGAGCATTATAGGGTTTTTCTCAAATTGTGTAATATCTATGCCCTCTGTGAGGACTTTGAACCCGTGAGAGTTATCGCTCTCATCACTGACTAAAAATGTGTGTGTCTTACTCATTTTTTATATTTATAAATTAGTTACTTCCTGGAATGATATTATTTCTCTAAAATCTTTATTTATGATAGAATTTTTAAACTTTTGCACATTGGGGCATCTTTTCAAAGCTTCTTTTATACCCCTGTTTAATTCTTCAAAATTGATTTCTTTTAAGTTAAAAAAAACTATCATTTGCGTTTCTGTATTGCTTTTTAAACCTATATTGCAGACCATAGCATTTTGAAATTTGCTATCTTGTTTTTGTATATTAGTTTTCATCTTTATTGTATTTCTTGGGTTAATAATTCTCTTTGTATAATTCTTTTAAGTCTTCGTAAATCATCTATAAATCTTGCTGTTCCCCCTGCTGTGGTTACTTCTTTTGGGCTGAGTTCTTCAAATATTTTCTTTATTAAATCCTTGTCAGTTATTCCATTGGCTTCGCAAATCATCTCTACATCTACCAGCCTTGCTCCGACTATATCATTTACAAACTTTCTCCCAAATCGACTATCTATTTCATCAAATCCGAGTTTGCTGTATTTTACCCCTTTTTTTATTGTTTTTTCGAGGTTCTCCGTTCCTGCTATAATTACCCCTATCTCATCCTCTAATTCGTTAAATAAGGTAATAAACCAGCGTAATGCAGATGGTTTGAGTTTGTCTGCTTCATCTACAATCAAAAGAGGCTTTTTATCTTTCCTTTTTGCAAAGAATGAAATTACTTTCATTCCCAAATTATCTATACTTATGTGTCCTTTGCCTGTATCTACTCCTAAAATACGGCAAAGCTCTGTAAGAAAGTCTCTTTTACCCCATTCTCGGGCTTGGATATAAAATACACTCTGTTCTTTGTTCCGTTCTGAAAAAGCTTTCAAAGTCGCTGTTTTTCCGCTTCCTGCTTTACAGCTGATAAGGATAAACATTTGTCTGTTTTTCACTGCTTCCGCATAAGCTGTAATATGCTTAAAGGTTAATGTTTCTGCAATATTCCAGCGCTGAGCATTAATCTGTAATTTGTGAGCTACTTTCTGCCACATTGCGGGCTTTATTTTGTCCCATTTCTGGTTAATCATCTGCGAAATTGTTGCCCCTGAAACTCCGACCTTTACAGCGACCTGTTCATAACTACCTAATCGCTTTTTTTCTTCTTGGATTGCTTGAACAATCTCATTTTTTTGTACATTTGTCATCTTAATTATGGTTTAATTATTCTTTAATCTTTATTGGATAATTAAATATTGAATGAGGTAATAACCTTGTTTGCATTAAATTCATCGGGGGAAGAGCTTGCAATATCGTCTCCCGATGCTTTTTGTAGAGGAATTATAAATGTATTGTATTCATCCTCAAAGGCGTTTGCTTCTTCTTTCTTGGTGTGTATCCCCATTAAAAGGGCTTCCTCTCCAACTCCTGAAATTATCCTGTTAAAATCTGCTTCCTGCATTTCTTTTATTCTTCTTTGTCTTGCTTTTGCTTCGGATATTCTTCCTAATTCTGCATTTGGACCGTATTTTACTATCTTTTTAAACTCTGATACACTGCAAAGAGATATTAAAAAATTATCCTGCTTTCTCCATAAATGCACCTCGCTCAAATCCTCCATATCATACGAAACTACTACTCTTTGACCTTGATAATTTGAAATAATATTATAGTCTTTTTCACTTATCATATAATGGAATTTTACCCCCATTACTTCAATATGAAACTGTCCGCTGTTGCGTATAGTAGTCTCTATTTTTCTATCAAACAGCATTGAAGTTTGTAGTTTACTCACTTCTATGGTGTTTGGTTTTTCACTCTCTTGGTGCAGTTCCTTTGGTGTCTTATGGAAATTCTGATGTTTACGGCTGTATTCAGAATATTTTAAATCCCTCCATCTCTCTATAAGTCCCTCGCACTCTTCAACAGCTTGAATAAGGTCAAAACCTGCTTTTTTACTCTCTTTTTTGAGCTTTTCCAAATATTCAGGGCTTCGGTGGGCGTTGTCTCTTGTAGAGGTTATTCCCTCGCCATAATAGTATTTTGAACCCATTAAGACTACATTTTGAAAAGTCCCGAACCAACGCTCTACACTTGCCTTATCCGTTGCTAAATGTGTAAATCTTATCTTTACCCCCAAAGACTCCAAACGCTCTATTAAAATCTTATTCTCGGGGGTATTGTGTCCAGGAAATTTATCCGTTACAATCTCATAAGGTAAATACCCTGCTTGTTTTACAGCCATTTGTAGAGCCTTTGCAAAGCTGGTTTTATTCTCTGAATAAGTAAGATTATACCCCAATATATCCCCGCTCATTACATCCCGAACAACAACAGCCATTAGATGCTTTTGTATCTTATTTCCCTCATTATCTTTTGTTTCGTGGGCTATCATGTTTATTCTCGTTGCGTCTATCTGCCAGCAGTCCCCTGCATATAAAGCATCTTCAAAAGGAATATAGGAGCGGTAAATATTACTCTTTTTACTACTTCCAAAGCGTTTTTCAGCAGTTAAAAAGTTGGTCAAAGGTTTTTCAAAAATAGTTTCTCCGAACCAGCGGATAGACGGTTTTTTTCTTCCCGTTCTTTCGCACGCTTTCCATACCTCCCGAATAATATACATGTTAGAAAAGTTCGCCCCGCTGGCTCTTAAATACAGTGTCCAAGCGAATAAAACAGGGTCTGTATACTGTAAACTGTTCTGCATTCCCTTTCTTGGCTGATATATAATATCCGTAATACAGTGGTCTGTTTGTTCCAAAATATTTACTTTCTCCTTTAATCTCAAAGGATTACAGGGAAGATAAGGAAGTTTATTTTTTTGAAGTATGATGCTTAAATCATTATACAACTTGCTTTTTGTTCCTGGATAAGTATTTTTTCTTTCCATCATAAAAGCCACTGCACTGCATGCCTTTGCTAATGACTGGCGTTTGACCTCTTCTGTACCGTTGTAATAACTTAAATACTCCTTATAATGCTCATTTATGTAAGTATTAAAGTCGTTCTCTAAGTTTTTAATATTGGTAGTAGTCGTTTGGGTTTTCCACTCTTTTTTGAGGGTTTCTTTATCTCCAAAAAGTGAGCGGTAGTGCGTAGGGGCTCGGTCTGGAATATTATCTATACAATAATAAAAGCCGTTATTTATCTTTGCCCAGCGCCATGATTTGCCCGTATTAGGCAGATAGGTTGCCTTTAAATAAGTTCCTCGTACGCTGTCTTTATATTTTGAACGAACTTTTTTCAAATACTCTTCCGAAACTCCGCAAACTTCCATTATCAGCCGTTGAGAAAGCCAAACACTCTCTTTACCATCCTTTTTCCTTACGATAACATCATTTGCTAATAGGTTCATTTTAACAATATTGTTTATCTAAAACTTTTTGAGAAATATTATTTATAATTTTTTCTCGTTCTATAATAATTTGATACATTACTTTTACTGTTTCTTTAACTCCTCTCACATATCTTGTTCTTGCAGCGTATGGAGATATATTCAACACCTTTGCTAGTGTTATAATATCCCCAGATTGTCTGTGTTTTTCACAGAAATGATACATTTCTGATAATGTTAATGCGTCTTCCATGATGTTTTATTATCTAAATATTTCTGCAAATATAATGTATGAAAACTAAATATTCAAACATTTTCAATAAAAAGTTTGTATTTTTTGTTTTCAAACATTTTTTAAATTAAATAAGCCACTATTTATCAGTGGCTTATTTAATTTTTATTTAGATAAAATATTTTACAAATCAATGAATTCTCTAAATGTATTTATTGTATCATTTATATATTTTTCATTATCTTGATTATAAATATCATAACATTGTATTTCTTCAATAATATCATTTAATTTCTCCCCTCCGAAAAAGTCAATCCCAAGAAATCTTCTTTTATCATTTACACTAAATACACCTAAATTCATAGATATTGGCTCTATAATTCTTAATTTATGAGACATATTTAATAAAGTATCATAACCTTCAAAACCCACAAACTCAAATAATTCTTTTATTTCAAGATAGGGGCTATCTGTTAGAAATTTTGGAGCATTAGGAAACTCTAATTTTATCAACTTACTAAAATTTTCATCAAAAATATCCCAAAACGATTTTGAATATTTAGATAAATTTTTACTTGTTACAGGGATTTTTTGATTTTCTAATATGTTAATAGTATATTCTATATCAAGACTGCAGCTTTTTAAAAATCCTTTTTCACATAAAACATCTAGTATAGAATCATCTACATATTCAAATAATGTTGAAGGAGCTTTAAATTTTAAAACTTTTCTGTTATATATTACTTGAACATATAGAGGATATAATCCACCTACTTGCTTTAAATCTTTATTAGGATAATATTTTATTGTTATTTTCCCCATCTTTTTTTATTACTTTTGTTTAAATGTTTAGATTATTAGACAAAAATAATAAAAAAATAAATTACGCTCAAAAAGGGTAACAAAAAGGGTAACCTAAAAGATAAGATTTAAAAGTAAAGAAAATAAACCGATGATTTTAGATGTTTTTTTTTCCTCTCTTTTTCCTAAAATCCTCTAAAAATAGGGTATTAAATGATACTTAGTATTATTTTCAAGGGTGTTTTTTAGTAAAAAAACTATACCAAAACTATACATAATTATACATAGGATTTAGCCATTTTTTCGGCTTTTTTCTTCCTATCTCCTTTATTTATAGTATTTTAGAGCATTTTTTGTCATTTCTTTACATTTCTATTTTCCATTTAAT